CTCTGAAATAAATTGGCATAGCCAAAAGGAGTATAACAATATGTTAAAACTATTTAATCAGAAAGAGGTAAAAGAATCACAATCACAAAAGAGTATATTTATGGCAAGAAAGGTAAGAAAATATTATGAATTTAATATAGACGGGTGGTGGAGATTGTCATTTAAATAAAATGACAGAAACATTAGAAAGAGTTAAAATACTTGAAAAAGAAATGAAATTTGAATTTAACAATTATGAAGAAATATTTTTAGAAGAAATAGGTAAATATACTAAAATTGAAAAGAAAACCAAGGATACAAATGGAAATACAATTTACAACATTACATATGTAACTGAAATAGTAGAAGATTATGATGATGAATTAAAAGAAGAATATGATGCATCCAAAAAAATATGGGATGATGGGAAAGCAGACCGAGAATTAGAAAATAAGAAGATAGAAGAAGAAAGGAAAATACAAGGAGCAAAAAGTAGAAGAAGAATATATTAAATATTGCGAGGATAAGAAATCAAGAGTTAAAAAAGGAATTATAGTTCAGAAAGTTCCTACGGATAGTGATGGAAAATTAATGGAGTTAGATATAGTACAAGCGTTTCATAAAAGTGTGAATGAGAAATTTCCAGATTATGATATTGTCACAACCCCAATGGATGTTGAAATATTTAATTATAATGCCGAAGGTAAATTAGTTGGATTGAATGATGAAAAGATTCTTTTTAAGAATTGATATAAGAATAAGAATAATACATAATTATATTTTGATAATGGACATTAATTAATTTTAGTGTCCATATTTGAGAATATAAATTTATAATAAAATAAAATTAGAGGTGAAGTATGTCGAATTCAGAAGGATATGTTTATTTTATATTAAATAGAGATACAAACAGTGTAAAAATAGGATTTACTAGAAATAAAGATATTAATAAACGAATAAAACAACTTCAAACTGGGTGTGATAGTGTATTAGAATTACTTTATTATGTAATTGGCAACTGTACAAATGAAAAGTATTTTCACCGTATGTTTAGCTCTGATAGAATAAGAAATAATGGAGAATGGTTTACATACTCGTATTCAATTAAGCACTGGATTCTTAATGATAAGTATATTAGAAATAATAATATAAAATAAATATACATATAACAAAGGAGGCATTATTAATATGATTAGTAAAGTGAACCTTAGAACTGCTGGTAATTATGCTATTTTGTCAAAGTCAGGAATCTCTTCTGTTCCTAATTCTGTTATTATCGGGAATATAGGAGTTAGCCCAATTGCTTCAACTGCAATTACTGGATTTTCATTAACTCAAGATGCTACTAATAAATTTTCTGTTTCAAGTCAAATTATAGGAAAAGCATATGCTTCAAATTATGTTTCTCCTACTTGTAGCGATTTAACTATAGCAATAGGTGATATGCAAACAGCTTATACAGATGCTTGTAGTAGAGTCCCTAATTATACAGAACTATATACAGGAGATTTAAGTGGTAAGACACTACTTAATGCTGGAGTTTATAAATGGAGTACAGGAGTTTTGATAAGTAAAGATGTTACATTACATGGTGGAATAAATGATATATTTATATTTCAAATTGCAAAAGGAATTACCCAAGCTAATTATACTAGAATTATATTAACAGGTGGAATATTAGCAAAGAATATATTCTGGCAATCTTCAGAAACAGTTTCGATTGGAACTGGCTCACATTTTGAAGGAATTGTATTAGGTAAGACAAATATAACTTTAGGAACTAATGCTTCTGTAAATGGGAGATTACTTGCACAGACTGCTGTAACATTGATTAGTAATACAGTTGTAGCTCCTTTATAGATTATATTTTGACAGGTAGGATTAGATTTTTAGTCCTACTTAATGAGAATATAAAGTAAAACAATAATAATAAACAAGAAGGAATGATGAAATTGACTTATACATATAAATGCAATTCGTGTGAGAAAAAATTTGAGATTACTCACGGTATGAATGAAGAAGTAACAGTTGAATGTGAATGTGGGAGTAAAAATGTTAAAAGAATATATAGTGTTCCAGTATTTGATATTAAGTGTGAAGGGTTTGTTGGAAAGATAGGTAAATAAAACAATATAAAAATATAAGGAAGTGAAAAATATATGATAACTAAGCCACCAAGTAAAAGGAAGACACCCACAACTAAAAAAGTAGCAATAGATATTACCTGTACTTGTTGTGGTGAAACAAAACATAATACCGAATTTTACAGTAGTCAAAGTGAAATATTTAAAGCAAATCATAAGATGTGCGTATGCAAAAACTGCGTATTTGCTATATTTGAATTTTATAAAGCAAAATATAAAGATGATGAACAAACGGCAATATATAGAACTTGCGAATTATTGGATATTTATTATGAGGAGAAATTAATAGAATCCTCAAGACAAGAATTTGAGAAAAGAGGTTCAGATTCCGCAAATATAATGAATTTCTATATGAAAAATATAGTTATGCCACAATACAGGCATAAGACATTTGAGGATAGAGAAATTAAACTTATTCATGCAAAAGAAATATTATTTGAGAAAGAATTAGCTTTAAAAAGTTTAACAATAGAAGAGCAAAAATCAAAAGAAGATTGTATTAGAATGTTAGGATATGATGCTTTTGATGGTTATGATATTAGCGACCAAAGGTCTTTATATACTGACTTAATACCTTATTTAGACGAAGACACATTAGAAGATGCTTATAAAATTAGTGTTATATTACAAATTGTAAATAATAATAATCAAATTAGAAAAGCCAATCTAGCAATAAATGGATTAAGTTCAGCAATAGGAGGTATGGTAGCTAATAGTAAAGATATATCCTCCTTAGCTGATATAACAACTAAATGGAATCAACAAAATGATAAGCTTTCTAAAGAGAATAATATAGCATTGAAGCATAGGTCAGGTAGTAATTCCAAAAATTCTACATTAGGAAGTATGATGAAAAATTTAAGAGAATTAGGATTTGAGAAAGCTGAACATAATTATTATGATATGAAGAAGGCATACGGAATGAAATTTTCTGCTGATATTAGTAATCAATCAATAATAGATATATTAAATTTTGATGATAATGATGTTAATAATATATTAAAAACACAAAGAGATGAAGTGGCAGAAATTACAAGGAAAAGAATTAGATTTTAGAGAAGAAATTAGGAAACTCATAACTGAAAATAGAGATTTAAACAATGAAATTGAGGAATTGAAGAATCCAAAAGAAATTAAATAATATAAAATATTAATAGAAAAAGGTTTATTTATAAACCACCCTGCTTAACTATAAAATTAGTTAAAATTTATGTAGGTGAAGAAAGGTGATGCCAAATGAAATCAGTAAATAAGAGGAGTAAAAATACACTATCAACCCGTAAAATAGAATTATATGAAAAAAATTCAGATATAATAGCATACTGGAGACGTAATCCTTGCATAGCTTGTGAGGATTTATTAGGTATAAAATTAATGGATGCACAAAAATATCTTTTGAATGAAACATGGACTGCACAGTATAGTGTTTGGGCTTGCAGTAGAAACTTTGGAAAATCGTTCTTAGGAAGTATTATAATGATATTAAAGTGGTTATTATTTGAAGGAGCTTCAATTTATATCATCGGTTCTGTCGGAAGCCAAAGTATAGAAGCTTTTAAAAAACTAGAGGATGTTGCAATGCAAAGGATACAATCAATTAAATCATTAAAAGATGTTTTTGCATTTGAAACAGTTAAATCTCCTGCATGTAAAACTGGGTTCGTCTAAGTACACAATCCAGCAAGTCATACAGTAAAAAGTTACAATGATAGTGTTATTTCGACTTTAAACGGCGATCCTAATAACATTAGGTCGAAACGTTCGACATTTACTTTTTTCGACTGAGAAGAATCAGCCTTTTCAAATGATGAATTACTTATTGCAGGTATAGCCTTCAGCACACAGGACTCAGATTTTAGTACATCAATCGAAGCAGGATATGATTCAAGAATAGAATATTTAAAATGCCCTACACAACTTTTATTTGCATCCTCTATGAATGACACAGAGTGCCTTTTTTATAAGAGATTTCGTGACTATGCAATAAAAATGTTTGCAGGAGATAGAAACTATTTTGTAACAAGCATACCTTGTAGCGTACCTTTAGCCCCAATTTTAGATGGGGAGAAATGTGCTCCATTATTGAAACAATCCCAAATAGATAATGAAATGAGAGTAAACCCACAGAAAGCTTTAAGGGAGTACTTTAATCGTCCCACAGCAGAACATGAAGACCAAATGGTTAAAAATGCTAATATTATAAAAAATTCAACATTTTTATTACCTGAATTATTTAACGTTGATAATAAAAGCAAGTATATACTGGGTTCAGATCCAGCTCGTTCTGGAGATGCTAGTATATTATCTGTAATGAAAGTATGTTATGACGAAGCAGTAGGATACTATGGAGAAGTAGTTAATTGTATTAACTTAATAGATATTACTAAAAAAAGAAGAATTGTCTCTAAAGATACCAGACCAAGTAAAAATAATGCAAGAAACGGTATTGGCATATAATGGAGAAGGAAATCCTGATTTTCAAAACCTTGAGAGTTTTTTGATGGATGCAGGAAGTGGAGGACAACCATCAGGATTTGCAGATGTTTTCATGGAAGATTGGAAAGATTCTAAAGGAAAAATGCATAAGGGATTTATAGATGAAACACATGATTTATATAGAGAAGAAGCAAAAAATTATCCTAACGCTAGTAGAATATTTAACCTTATTAATCCTAAAAAATATAGAATGCAAATGTGTGATGAATTAATTGAGTTAATGTCTTTAGATTTGATTAAATTTCCTAAAGAATACGACACTAAGGGATATATAATTGAAGAAGTGAGAAATGCAAAAGGAGAAATTGAATTAAAAGAGAAAAAATTATCTTTAGACGATGAGATTTCTTTAATAAATATAGACGCTATGAAATCAGAGTTGTTAGCTATACATAAATTCAAAGATGGAAATGGAACAATAGTTAGATACGCCAATCCAAATCAACACGAACATGACGATAGGTTCTATTCGTTGCTTTTACTCGCTCATAAATTATATGAAATAAGAAGAAAAGACTTGGTTAAGCAAGACAAAGTATATAATATGGGAAATGCTTCATCATTTTGTTTCGTATAAAAATAATATATAATCACATAAGAATCATAAAAGTAGGTGCAAAATTAAAAATGTCAAATGAAATTAAATCAGATTTAAATACAAATGAAACTACTCAAAATTATGAAAACTCAGATAGTAATACAGAATCCCAATCGCAATCAACAACTACACAATATGAGGAAATGGGTGATTTTATATTAGATACTCGTAATCTTGACCATCAAGAAATACATATAAGTAAATTTAAAAAAGGTATTGATGAATATTCAAATATAGCTGGGAAAATGGCTGTATTAACAGCTATGGGAATAGAATCAAAAACAGCATTAGAATTTATTGAAAGAGATTTAATGAGAGAACATGAAATTGATATGGGAAGCACTAAGATAACAATATAAAATTTATAAAAGAAAGTTGGTGAAATTATGCCTAAAAGAATAAATTACCAAAATCAGAATTATGCAATAAGGAGGAAAACTACAAGTTCTTCCAATCAAGATAATCTTGTATCTCCTAAAAAAATAAAACAACTTAATGATAATCAAGGTTATGTAGGAATTCTAAATCGAATTGTACAAGATTTAAATACACGACCTACTAAATATACAAGAGAACAAGTTATCAGATGGATACAATATCCTAATAATTGTGAAAAAGAAATAAGGCAATTAAATTTATATTTAAGATATGTGAGTAATCAATATAATAGAGCATTGGATTATTTCTCAAATATATTAACATTTGATTATGTAACTATTCCTGTAAATACAACAAAAGAACAAATGAATACTCCTGCTTTCATGAAGAACAATCAAAAACTTAATACATTTTTAAATAAATTTAGTGTTAAACAAGAGTTTATAAAATTAATGCCATATTTAATGAATGAGGATACAGTTTTTACATATTATCGAGAGAATGATAGCATTGCTACTTTGCAAGTTTTACCAAGTGAATTCTGTAAAATTATAAGTAAAAATAGTGTAGCAAGAAGTTATGCTTTCAATTTATTAGTATTTGTTAAGGATGTTTATCATTTAATAATAGAAGATTATCCTCAAGAAGTACAGGATGCATGGAACAATTTTGAATATAACGGTAGCAATAATTGGGTTACATTAGACCCAAGCAAAGCATTTGCATTTAAATTTAATGAGTGGACAGATGTAAGCATATCTCCATTTATGGGTGTATTTTTAGATGCCTTACAAATATCAGAAGATAAAGCATTACAAAGAACTAAAAATGTAATAAGTGCTAAACAATTAATTCATCAAAAAATTCCGATGAGAACTGACAAAGAGGTAACGAACAGTTACAAACAAGTTTTTATAATAATATATTATAAACTTGGAAAATTGTTGACAGCCTCCCATATTTATAAAAAGTATGGAAAGAATCCTTTGAATTGCTGGAATCCCCTAAAGTTAACTAAACTACAACGTAGGTATGAAATAAAACCAAGCGTGATAGTGACGAAAGTAGAAAAAATTAGTTAAATGGCATAAGGTTAAATCCTAAGTGTTGTAATAATGGGCAATCAGCATCTAAGACTCGAATAGAGTAAAGTTCAACGACTAGAGAGAAATCTCGTACACTCAAGTGGGTGGAAGTGGAGGAATCCTAACTATGAAAATAGAGGGATATGATATAGTCTACACTTATATG